GAAACGTGGGAGAAGTTCAAGGACTTGCCTCCAGAAGATATTGCCTTCCCGCGTGGATGTAATAACATTGATAGATATCGGTCAAGAGAAACGGTGTACACCAAGGGGACTCCCATGCACGTTAGAGGTGCTTTGGTGTACAATCATTTGGTCAGGACTCAGAAACTAGAGAACAAGTATCAGATCATCCAAGATGGTGACAAGATCAAGTTTATCTATCTGAAGGAACCAAACCATGTCAGAGAAAACACTGTCGCAATGAACGGACTCATGCCAAAGGAGTTCGACTTGCACCGATACATTGATTATGATACACAATTTCAAAAGGCTTTTATTGATCCGTTAAATACGATTGTTGAAAGTTTGGATTGGAATACGAAACCAGTTGCTACACTAGAGGGATTATTTGCATGAGTGTCTTAGATAAGTTAAGAAAGAATACTACAATTAAAGAGTCAGAGATTTTGTCTGATTCAAAGTTTTTCAATCAGAAAGATTTTATTCAAACCACCGTACCCGCATTGAATGTTGCGTTGTCCGGTAGACTAGATGGCGGTATGAGTTCCGGTCTAACTGTTTTCGCTGGGCCGTCAAAACATTTCAAGACTGCATTTGCCATGTTGCTTGCAAAAGCATATCTTGATAAATATGATGATGCAGTAATCCTGTTTTATGATTCAGAATTTGGTGCCCCCCAAGGATACTTTGATAGTTTTGGTATTGACACTGGTCGAGTTGTTCACTCGCCTATCACTGACATTGAACAACTCAAACACGATGTAATGTCGCAACTACAGAACCTTGAACGCGGTGATCGGGTCATGATCATAGTAGATTCTGTTGGTAACTTGGCATCCAAGAAAGAAGTTGATGACGCAATAGACGGCAAGTCTGTTGCTGATATGACTCGAGCCAAACAGATGAAGTCTCTGTTCCGAATGGTCACACCACATTTGACATTGAAAGATATTCCTGCCGTGGTTGTAAACCACACATACAAAGAAATTGGCATGTTCCCCAAAGATATTGTTTCTGGTGGTACTGGCATTTACTATTCTGCCGATAACATTTACATTATTGGCAGACAACAAGAAAAACAAGGAAAGGATGTTGTCGGATACAACTTCATCATTAACGTTGAAAAGTCGCGTTACGTTAGAGAAAAATCCAAGATACCAATTGAAGTATCGTGGGAAGGTGGGATTAGCAAGTGGTCTGGTCTTCTTGATATGGCTCTTGAGTCAGGTCATGTGGTCAAACCTTCAAACGGATGGTATGCGAAATCTGGCGAAGCAGATGCGAAGAAGTATCGAACTAAGGATACATATACAAAAGAATTCTGGTTGTCTATTCTCCAAGACCAATCTTTTGTTGAATGGATCACTCAAAGATACTTAATTTCTTCAGACTCTATCATGCAAGAAGAAGTTTCTGAGGAAGACATTGAAAATGCGTACAGCGAATTGTGATAGATGTGAAGGTCAAATAGACCTTGACAAAGACCAAGCAATATGTTTTAATACTGATGGTGGTGGAGAAGTATACATCTGCGAACCATGCGTCGAAATTGTGAAAAGAGAATTTATTGATGAGATTAGAGAAACAAATATTATCGAATCTGATATTATGTGAAGACTATATTAGAAAAACTATTGCGTTTCTCAAGGAAGACTATTTCCTTGATGCCGAGTTTCGTTTGGTATTCGGCACAATCCAAGAACACTTTCAGAAATACAATCAAACCCCGTCCAAGAATGCCCTGCTGATATCTCTTCAAGAGAATCGGCAAGTCACCGAAGAACTCTATGGTAAATCGGAAGAACTAATCAACTCTTTAAATGAGGTTGAGGGTGATCAAGATTGGCTGGTTGATCAAACCGAAAAGTTTTGCAAAGACAAAGCTGTATACAATGCTATCATGCAGTCTATTCAGATTATTGATGGTCAAGACAAACGACACACCGTAGACTCTCTGCCTAGTATCTTGTCCGATGCCTTGGGTGTCGGGTTTGACAATCACGTTGGTCACGACTATGTGGCTGATGCGGAACTGCGATATGATTACTATCACCGAGAGGAAGAGAAACTTCCGTTTGATCTGGACTACTTCAACAAGATCACTGAAGGTGGTCTGAGTAACAAGACTTTAAATGTTGCACTTGCAGGAACAGGTGTCGGTAAGTCTCTCTTCATGTGTCACTGTGCCTCATCTTGTATTGCACAGGGTAAAAATGTATTGTACATCACTTTGGAAATGGCAGAGGAACGCATCGCAGAACGTATCGACGCCAACATGATGAATGTTCCTATCACTGATCTCCGCGATTTATCCAAGAAGATGTTTGATGATCGTGTGGATAAAATCAAGAACAAGATTGATGGTCGATTGATCATCAAAGAGTATCCGACTGCCTCTGCTCACGTTGGACATTTCCGTACACTACTTGAAGAACTAAAAGTCAAACAGGATTTCAAACCAGATATCATCTATGTTGACTACCTAAATATATGTGTGAGTCAACGACTCCGTGGCAATGTTGGTGCGAATTCGTACACCATTGTCAAAAGTATTGCAGAAGAAATGCGTGGACTGGCTGTTGAGTTTGATGTACCGATTGTGACTGCCACTCAGACAACCCGTGGTGGATACAACAACAGTGATGTTGATTTGACTGATACTTCAGAATCTTTTGGTCTTCCTGCTACTGCTGATTTGATGTTCGCCCTGATCTCCACTGAAGAGTTGGAACAACAGGGTCACATCATGGTGAAACAATTGAAGAATCGTTACAGTGATCCTACTCGCAACAAACGATTCATGATTGGTGTGGATCGTGCGAAGATGAGACTGTACGATCTGGATGAAGAAGCACAACAGGACATTCATGATTCTGGTCAAGAAGATAATGGGCCAGTGTTTGATAATAGTTCTTTTGGTTCACGTTCAAACTTGGGTTCTATAAAGATATAAATAAAGTTATGTTAAGTAAACTATTATTAGGTGTTGTTTTGACGGGTGGTGTAGCAGGATACTTCTACTACAACCAGACCCAAGCACAGCTCATTGAGCTCCGTGAATATAATATGGCGTTGGAACTACAAGTGCAAACTCAAAATGATACCATAGATAAGATGTCTACCCAATACGAAACCCAGATGAAGGCGTTTGGTGAGTTGAATAGCAAGTTTCAAGAGGCAGAAGCGGAGATGACTAGATACCTAGATATTTTTCGTAGACACGATCTTAGTAAACTTGCGGCTGCAAAGCCTGGCCTGATTGAACCGAGAGTAAACAATGCGACAAAAGATGTGTTTGACAGTTTGGAAACCGATAGCACTTTTGAGTTCGATAGCAATCCTTAGTGGTTGTTCTTTACTGACCCCCGCCCCAAGAGAGGTGGAAATTAGGACAGTAGAACTCAAAATTCCAATTCAACATCCTCCCATGCCGAGACCAATCGACATGAAGGAACCTAATTGGTATGTTGTCTCTGACAAAAATCTGGAAGAATTTTTAAAACGAATTGAAAAAGAATCTGGTAAGATGGTATTCTTGGCCATGTCAGTGCCGGATTATGAATTGATGGCATACAATCTACAAGAAATCAAACGATATGTCAAAGAAACAAAAGAAGTTGTAATATACTACCGAACCGTGACCGACCCTGATGATGAAAAAGAGGTAGAAGAAGAGACTCAAGAAGAGTCATCACTCATGCAAACATTGAAGGAGAGAGTCAGTGGCGGAAGAGGAAATGAAACAGAGTGAACGATTACCAGCGGACGTAAACGGAGATGGTAAAGTTGATGACGAAGAAAAGAGAATGTATCTTGAATTCAAGCGCAAAGAACTTGAAGATCAAGATGCAATGCGTGATTCTCAACGCAAGATGGCTTGGTTTGCCCTTGGAGGCATGCTTTTATATCCTTTTGCTGTGGTTGTTGCCTCACTCGCTGACTTAGATCAGGCTCAAAAAACTCTGGGTGACATGGCCCCAACCTACTTTGTCGCAGTTGCCGGTATAGTTGCTGCATTTTTTGGCGCACAAGCATTTACTAAGAAATAAAATGTTATACTTTGAACTCTCGACAAGACTCTATCCGGAACAGGCGCTGGTCTTGCGAGGCCTCGCTACTGATCGTGGCACAGTCTATACCGATCACACCTCAGAAGGCGATGATACTAATCTAGGTATCTGCCGTCTCTCCGACAGAGATGCAGAAATGGATGCTCAAGTGAGAAGTATTTTTCACGCTGATCCTACCGAAGTTACCCTCATGAGAATCAAGGCGGGTCAAGAAGTTGTCCCTCACGTTGATGGTGAACAATACCGCCGCATGACCTCAGTTGTTTTTCCACTGATCCCCGCAGGCACCGAAAAATATGCTCCCTGTACCATGTACATGGACGCTGGCACATTTGATCTGCCATGGGTTCCCTGTTATGCGTTCAACACTCAAGTAAAACATGGGGTAAAGAACAACGAATATGACCGATACAATCTTCAGCTCTGGTTCGACATGCCAATTGAGGAATTTTTTGAACTTTATCAGTCAGGACAGTTGATTTCCCCCGAAAATAGTGTGATTCTCCCGTAAGTGATTGATATTCAAAGATATTTTTTTCGTTATAAATCAAGGGGTTAGAATTTTTTCAAATTTTTTTCTTTTCTCAATAAAATCAATGACTTACAGTCGAAAAAAGACTTGACATCTGCCTCAATAGCTGTCATAATATATGTGTAAATTGAGTTGAGAGAGGTTTTTTGGTTATGTTTCGATTGTTTCAGTTAGATGTTCCCCGATCCGAGTTCGATGCCGTCAACCAAATGGGTTGGACGGAAGCAATGGCACAGTTTCCCCGTGTTGAGGCGCACATGGCGCTGACCACTGGTGGTTCTGAGGGTTGGGTGTCAGAGTTTGATCAGTATTTCAAACATGTCGCTGACATCAACGTGCGTGATCTTGAGGACGCCTTTATGGTTCACAACAATCCGCATGGTATGGAACATTTTGAGGAGCGTATCACTCGACACGGCCCACAACATTCGATGTCAGTTGGTGACATTCTTGTTGGCGAGTATGGTGATGTCCACATGGTTGACAACGTGGGTTTCACTCAGTTATTGAGTTCTAAAGTTGGAGAAGCAGCATGACACTTACTAAAGCAGGACGTATTATCTTCCAAGAGGCCGAGTTCCTTGGCAAGTCATGGGATTGGGTGATGAATGCCATCGCCACTAAGCCCGAGATGTTCCCCAATCGTGCCATAGAGGCACACAAGGTGTTGACACAATCATGACACCTTGGTATGCTTATGGGGAAACTGGTGAGTCAGTTTTGAGTGTGGTTGAATCTGCCCTTGATGGGGGTGATCAAACACGTTTCATAAATTCGTTGCGTAAAATTGGGTTGAGTGATCAGGAGATCATGCACGTTTACGCTGAGGAAGTCTTAGAAATTGAAAAAAAGAAGTAAACAAAAATTATTGAATCAGGAAGCCCGCAGAGGGCTTTTCCTGCTTCTGGATCATTATCTGATCGCTCGGTCAAATGGAGAATATATCACCAACGGGCGCCCAGAAGAAATTGAAACTGCAATTTGGAAATGGCATAATGAAGTTCTTGAAAGAAGTAACGAAGTGGACTGAGGCCCCAGGCACTCCGAACCACACATATATATTTAATGACAAAAATCAAAACGTTGGATATATCAAACAGGGAACATCTGAGATTTTGATGTTCTCAAAACCATCGAAACAGTTCGACAAACGCCGCCGAAGTTTTGTCGAAGTTGAAGTGTAGGAGATTTTGATGAGCGATAAATTAACAATGGAAGACGTTACGTTCATGGTGGAAAAATTGTCACCGAATGACGCAGCGATCATCTACAACACATTCAAATTTGTGAATAATCTTCTGAACCCAGAGATGTATGGCCATGCCGTATCTGCTGAGGTCAGGGATCAGGCTCGAGTTTGTTTAGGTTTACCGAAAGTAGAACAGAATGCCTACCTATAAGTTTCATAACAAGAATACAGG